AAGGAGTCGATGAAAGATGATCCTCAAAGATGTAACAGTAAATTGGTGCAAGCTTCTTGGAGCACCTCGGTTGAACTACAATGAAGACGGTCACGAGTGGACGGTTGATATTGTTGTAGACAAAGAACAACAAAAAATGCTCATGAAAAACGATGTAGGAGACTACTTCAAGACCAACGATAATGGAGAGACCTTCTTCAAGTATCGTCGGAACTCGGAGAAGCCAGATGGATCTCCTGCAGCACCAGTAGATATTTACGATGAGTACGGAGATGCTTGGCCCCAAGACCGCCTGATTGGCAATGGTTCTAAGGCGGAAGTAAAATTACTCATGGTAGAGATGAAACGAGGCAAAAATCGTGGTAAGTTCAAGCCAATTGTTCTTGCCATGAAGATCACTGACCACGTTTCATATAGCGATGGTGAAGGGTTTAGTTTCAAAGCTAAGACCGGAGCCATTCCACAAGAAGCGCAAGGAGATAGTGACTGGTGATTTCGTTTCTCATAGGAGTTTGGACAGGCGGTGCCCTTCTGAACTTCTTAATCCAAAACCATGAGAGGCCATTTGAAAGCTCTTATAGTATTTTCCAAGAGTTTTTTATCTGGCCTTACAGGGTGTACCAACTGTACAGAAAGTAAAATATAATGATAGACAATCTGATAGAAGACATCTACAAAAGACTTGAGACACCTCAAGAGGTGAGCGAAGAGAACATAGATATTTTCTGTGACAATCTCAAAACTCTCCTTAAGGATCGCCTGTCTGAGGGAGAACGTTCTCCATTCCTTCGTATGTCTTCTATTGGTAAATGTTCTAGACAGGTATATTACGATCTGACAGAAGAGGAAGAGGGTGAGAAGCTTCTACCCCACACAAGGCTCAAGTTCTTGTACGGGGATCTTATTGAAGAGCTTGTCCTCTTTCTTGCCAGAGAGGCCGGTCACAAAGTTACAGACCAACAAAAAACTGTTGAGCTGGACGGAGTGGTCGGCCACATTGACGCAATCATTGATGGCAATCTTGTCGATGTTAAAAGTGCGTCTAAGTTTGCCTTCAAAAAGTTCAAAGAAGGTACCTTGGCAGAGGATGATCCTTTTGGGTACGATCTTCAGCTATCAGGGTACTCCGCCGCTCTTGGAGACATTGACGGTGCCTTTCTTGCAATGAACAAAGAGTCAGGAGAGCTCGCTCTACTCAAGAGATCCTCTGACTATATGAAGATGAACTTTCCTCACAAAAAGATTGAGAACCACAAAAAGAACCTACAGTCAGATTCACCACCAGATCGTCCCTACGAACCCGTACCAGATGGTAAGAGTGGAAACATGAAACTGGGTGTCAATTGTTCTTATTGCTCTCGTAAACAAGTGTGTTGGAGTGATAGTAATGATGGCAATGGTCTTAGGAAGTTTGTTTACTCCTATGGCCCTGTCTTTCTAACTGAAGTTGCTCGAACCCCTAAAGTTCCAGAAGTGGATATGTAATAATGGATGACGATGATGATGATAACATCTTTGAGTTTCCAATTAAATCAAGCTTTAATTCCGGGATTGAGTTTGTTCAGTACCACACCATTAGATTTACAACTAAGTATGATGAAGTAGAGACAAAAGAAATGAAGGGCATCCTTGTATCAATGGGACCCTTTATTGCTATTATGTCTCACGGAGCAGAGACCCCAGAGTTTCTTGTCCCTTCCCATCGTGTTGTAGATATTAATTCAACACCAATACCGGAGATTAGCAATTAGAAACCACGCCAAGGCAGGGACAAAGTACAGATCTCAGTTGGAAGGCAGGATTGCTAAACGACTAAGAAACCTTAAAATGAGGTTTACTTATGAAAGTATTTCTTTTCCTTACATACTTGAGAAGGTGTACACTCCCGATTTCGAGTTAGACAACGGAATTATTTTAGAGGTGAAAGGTGTTCTTGATAGACAGTCACGAGTAAAGATGGCCGCAATCAAGAAACAATATCCAGAGAAAGACATTAGGTTTATCTTCCAAAAGCCACATAACAAAGTTCCCGGACTAAAGATGACCCACGCAGAGTGGGCAGAAAAGTATGGGTACTTGTGGTACGGAGAGAACGACTTTAAAACAAAGGACTTAACATAGCCATGATTAAAAACAAGATCCATCTTAAACTTGCATCAGACCTCCAGCACTGTGCCAAGCTCATGTACCAGATTGGGTTTGAGTATGATGCTCACACTGTTTACGGTATTGCCTCTCGTGTAGAGGAAGGACCAGAAGCAAACAAAGAGCCAGAGGAGACGGAGAAAGATGAGGAGTAAGATACACTTAGTTATTCCTGATTCTCATGCCAGCCCGGACCACCACAATGAACGATACACCTATCTCTCCAGACTCATCTGCGATCTCAAGCCCGATGTTGTCGTCGATATTGGAGACTGGTTCGATATGGCTAGTCTTTGTTCATACGATAAAGGCACTAGAGGCTTCCACGGACGCCGATATCAAGCTGATATTAGCGCAGGCGTCGAGGCTCAGGACAGGCTTATTACACCTCTCAGACAGCGAAAGAAGAAGCTACCTAGGTTCATTCGCTGCTTGGGCAATCATGAGAATCGAATCGTCCGAGCTATCGAAAGAGAGCCAGAGCTTCTTGAGGGCACCATTGGCCTTAATGACCTCCAAAGTAAAGAGTATGGCTGGGAAGAGTATCCCTTTAACGAGGTTGTTAATGTGGATGGGGTTAACTACGCCCACTACTTTGTCTCGGGAGTCATGGGACGACCAGTATCGTCTGCTCGTGCTCTCCTACAGGCACAAAATGCAAGCTGCATAATGGGCCATACCCACACCTTTGAGTACGCTACCAAAGCAAACATCGAAGGTCGTCGGTTCCATTCCATCTTCTGTGGCGTCTACCAAGACTACACACCTGACTTTGCATCTACGTCTTCCTACTTGTGGAGGCCCGGAGTACTGGTACTCTATGGTGTAGAGAACGGAGACTTTGACATTGAGTGGGTATCAATGAGAAGGATTAAGGAAGCCTATGGATGAGTTTTATGAAAAAGTAAAACAATACTTTACACCAGCAGAGCTCATAGATTTTCTAAGCCCATCTATGGATCAGGTCCTAGGGTGGGCAGAGGATCTTATCCTAGAACGATATGCAGATCTTGTTGATGAGGTTTGTTTTGAATTTACTGTTGACGAGGAGGACGACTCTTGGTAAATGTGACCAGACAAAAGCACTACGAACAATATGAAGTACAACCTATTGACTTCATTGTTCAGGTGGCTGGACCAGAGTGGTGTGCTGGAAACGTTATCAAGTATGCCTCCCGTTACAAGGAAAAGAATGGCGTAGAAGATGTCTACAAAGCAAAACACTATTGCGAGATGTTGATTAATATTTTAGAAGGACGAGGACCAAGAGACTATGGATAACTACCAACGACTAATTGCTACAAGCCGATACTCTCGGTGGATTGAAGAGGAGAACAGACGAGAGACGTGGGAAGAAGTTGTTGATCGTTTCTACTCTTACATTGAAGAACAAGTACAGGACTTTATCACTCCCCAGCATCGTACAGAACTGGATGATGTTCTGGAAGCTGTCCCTGCTGCCATTACAAATCTTGAAGTCATGCCCTCCATGCGAGCCCTCATGACCGCAGGCCCTGCTCTTGCACGGTGTAATGTAGCAGGATACAACTGTGCCTACATTCCTGTAGACAGCCTTCGCACATTTGATGAGGCTATGTACATCCTGATGTGTGGTACAGGTGTAGGCTTTAGTGTGGAGAAAAAGAATGTGGACAAGCTCCCTGTCGTTAACGAGCACTTTGAGGTATCTGATACAGTCATTGTTGTTAAAGACAGTAAAAGTGGATGGGCACGGGCCTTTAGAGAGCTCCTGTCCCTTCTTGTCTCTGGACAGATGCCTAAGTGGGATGTATCTAATGTTAGACCCGCAGGAAGTCGCCTCAAAACTTTCGGAGGGCGAGCAAGTGGTCCTGAACCCCTCGAAGCACTCTTCAACTTTGCAACAGACATGTTCCGTAATGCTGCAGGTCGAAAGCTCAAACCAATTGAATGTCACGATCTCCTTTGCAAAATCGGAGAGGTTGTTGTGGTCGGTGGTGTTCGACGATCTGCACTTATCAGCCTCTCAGACCTAGACGACTATGAAATGGCACGAGCTAAGTCTGGTAATTGGTGGGAGTCCCACCCTCATCGTGCCTTAGCAAACAACAGCGCGGTGTACAATGACAAGCCAAACCCCGGACAATTCATGCGAGAGTTCAAAGCCATCTATGACTCCAAGTCAGGAGAACGTGGCATCTTTAACCGCCAAGCAGTGGTTGAACAAGTTAAGCGGAATGGACGAAGAGAGTTTGAGGGCATTGATTTTGGCACAAATCCTTGCTCTGAAATCATTCTCCGGCCCCACCAATTCTGCAACCTTACTGAAGTGGTGGTACGACGCACTGACACAGTTGAAGACCTTAGACGAAAAGTCAACATCGCAGTCTTCCTTGGAACAGTCCAAAGTCGATGGACAGACTTCAAATATCTTAGACGCATCTGGCAAAAGAACTGTGAAGAAGAACGGCTCCTCGGGGTTAGTCTTACCGGCATCTATGACAACCCGGAACTTGCGCTCAACGGACAAGTCCTGAAAGAGCTTCGAGACTATGCTGTAGCACAGAACAAAGTGTATGCTGAGATCTTTGATATCAATCAGTCTGTAGCAGTCACCTGTGTCAAGCCTAGCGGCACTGTCTCTCAGTTGGTTGACTCTGCTTCAGGCTTGCATCCTCGTCACAACAGTCACTACGTTCGGACAGTACGAGGAGACAACAAAGATCCTCTAACTGAGTTTCTCAAAGCATCAGGGGTTCCAGCAGAGGCAGACTTGATGAACCCTAAATCTACCACGGTCTTTTCTTTCTACATGAAGGCACCAGAGGGTTCTGTAACACGAGACAAGATCTCTGCTATTCAACACCTTGATGACTGGCTTGTCATGCAGGAGAACTGGTGTGAGCACAAGCCTAGTGTGACGGTAAACATCAGGGAAGAAGAGTGGCCTATCTTTGGTGGCATGGTGTACGAGCACTTCGACAAGATGACAGGCATTGCCATGTTACCTTACTTTGAGCACACCTACAAACAGGCACCCTATCAAGACATAAGTGAAGAGGAATACAATGACGGAAAACAACGAGAACCAGAAATCAACTGGGACCTCCTCCCGGACTACGAAAAAGAGGACACCACGACAGGAAGCCAAGAGCTCGCCTGCACCGGAGGCTCCTGTGAGTGGAACGGAATTGGAGAAGCCGCATAAAGAAAAGCCCCCGAAGGTATTAACCTTTGAGGACTTTCAGTTAAAGAAGTCTGGTTATGCGGGGTTTTGGGACTTTGTAGCTCCTAACGGAGAAGTCTTTGGCCCTTATACATCAAAGAGCAGAGCCAGACGAGCTGTGTTTGAATACATAGCTAATGCCTAGCAGAGTAGCCCCCGGAGAAATCTGGGGGTTAATCTTCTTTGTCTTCCACCAAACGTTTGTAGCTTGTCATTTCCTGACGACGCATAATTGCTTCACGCTCTTCAGGATTTTCAT